GAAAACCATGCAGGGTATGCTAGGTGGTATGTTGAAAAAATAAAACTAATATATATTAAATGAGCTCTTGGTTTCAAGACCCAAAACAACTCGTTGATGATAAGAAGGTCCTCGAATTTTGGCCTACAAATATTCAATCCTCAGCAGACCGTGTAAACGCCGGTTCGCGATTCATCATATATGCAGCGTCGATACACTATCTTATTAAGCGTGACGTTCGTATATTTGTACTCGCCGCGACCGCGTTGGGTGTTCTTTATGTAATGGAAAGAGCCGGTATGGTTAAGGAAGGTGTATCACGAGGTGTTGAATATTATGAAAATATAGGAGATGCATGCCAGCGACCAACCCGTGATAACCCAATGGCAAATGTACTCATAGGTGATGATCCAAATCGTAACCAAGCGTGTTCGTATCCAAGTGTTCGCACCGAGGCGGATGCGTTTGTCGTGGGAGAAACCCCATTTGGACCAGCACGATCTCGTTCCACTCTCCCCAAATACCAACAAAATGCATTGTCTCGACAATTCGTGAGTGTACCAGTAACGACGGTCGGCAGTGACCAGACGGGATTTGCTGAATGGCTCTATGGTAAGAAAGGTGCACCCATGTGCAAATCAGATGGAAGTATGTGTGATCCAAATGCACGAGGTATACAACTCGAGGCGTTCGCTGGACTTCAGCCAAATGGTGATAGGCGGTAAATAAATCTTTTGTAATAGTAAAATGGCTTACCAATTGCAGCCAGGTCTTAAAATAGTCCAGAACCCCGCTGTTCCAGTGAACTGCGCGACTGAAGAAGTATTCGTGTACCCCCAGCCCAGTACTCTTAATTATGGTTCGCAACGACCAAACACCATGTTGTATGGTACTGCACCATTTATGGCGGGTAAGGGTGCTCCAGCTGAGTACATCGAGACGAGTGACGAACTTCGCCCACAATCGACGTCCCGCTTCAACAAGGTTCTCGCGAGAACCTATGAACAAAACTTGTTTCCACTTCAAAACATGGAATGTAAATTGCCACTTCGAACCATTTCATATGAACCATTGAGTACGCGTTCCGAAATTCAAAATGGGATGTTTAACCAAAGATACTTAAATAAAAATATCAATAAGAAATAAGAATGGCCGATCCCATATCTGTCGCAGCTATCGCGGGTCTTGTATACGCCGGACGCAAATTGAGTCAGCCTACGACGGAAAGGTACTCCTCAGAACGACAAGCGATGGAATTACCAGTGCCACCAAAGGTTGAACTCGTGAAGGAACGACCCATCGAAAACGTACACATAAATAAAATGGTCACCTCTAACTTTGGTGACATCGCACCACAAATGCGAACGAGTGGCGCCGAGGTTCTTGAGATGCGAAACCGAATGAATGATTACAACCGAATGAACAATGTATCCCCCGTAGAGAAGCGTCTCGTCGGTCCAGGTTTGGGTGTAGACCCATCTGTTGCGTCGTATGGTGGTTTCCAACAACTCTTACGTGTGAATCCAGAAAATGTCGGTGCTTACAAGCTCACGACACTTCCAGGTAGAAGTGGTCCAGCGCAAGACACTAGAGGTGGTCGCCGTGGTATAGTGGGTAAAGTCTCGCATAACAGACCAGAGAAAACATCGTATCTTCCAGAGCGTCTTCCAATGACACTCGGGCGTTCACAAGGATTTTCAGGTCGAACTCCACGGGGTGAACATGAACGAACAAAGCGTACCACTAACCGCGCCGAAACTGGTCTCAGAACAGACACGCTCAATGTGGCTCCTGCGAAGAGATTCATTTCCGCGAACACGGTGTCCCAGGATCCAACTAGAAACAAAAAAGATGGTAACATCGAACAGTACCAGTACAGGAATCAGCCACAACCAGGTATTCATAGCTACGCACATGGGTATCTCGAGTCCCCGGAAATTGCGATTGGTCAAAGAGGCTCTTATACGACCGAAGAATTACAAAAGTATGGTTTCCGACCCGACGAACGTCGTGGTAAGGCGAACCGTGCCGCGAATCCAGGTCGTATGAATGTTCGTGCGAATGCACTCAACCAAGGTGGTATGCTTACCTCTGCGCGTTCGGATACCACACGTGTGGATGGTCGTGTGAACCCAATGGGTGCTGGGTGGACACAACAATATACGAATTCATCGTACCACGACCTCAATGTGTATAAGGGCAACCAAAATCCACACGCTTCTCAGGCGGGACTCGGCATTGCGAAACGCCAATTATTGAACAACCCTTACGCACACCATTTGTGCTAAAAATAGTAAATTATAGATTAAAACACTCATTAAAATATTGTCCATATATTTTAATGAAGGTCCATACCTTAGACATAGATAGTGGTGATAGAGACCCAATATTGTACCCGGATCCAGGTGATTATGTGATACATCTTAAGAATCCCATTTACGATGTGTCTAAGATAACACTCACATCGGCTCGAATTCATAACAGTCAATTACTCATACACGAACGCAATAATACGTTCACTATTAACACGGCGTCGTACACCGAAACTATCAGCATACCAAATGGAAATTACGATGGTGATGAACTTGTGTCTAACATCATACAGGTTTCCGACATACTTGATTCTGCAACGTACAAAACATACACAAACGATATAGTGTTTTCAAATGCAACGAACGATTTTACGTTTGCATTTTACGGGGGTATACACGGGTACACATCTTCAAATACATACACAACACCACACGATGTTCTTGGGTTTTCGTCAGATAATGTTCACTCAACGAATAACAGTCTTACGACGGGGAGTATAAATCTTCAAGGTGTTGATTCGTTCATACTTAAATTAAGTAGTGGTTCTGACGAGTTTAATCAGACTGTATACGCAGATACACCCTTTTATACTGGTCGAATACTCGCGTGTGGAGACGTGATAAACCACTCTGGTTCCGAGGATGCAGTCGAACACAATTTTGATTCCGGTACACAAAAAACCATATCGAGTATACGAGTGCAATTTTATTACAGTAGTAAAGGTCGTCTCATACCTTATGATTTCAGAAATGCAAATCACGTCCTCAAACTCGCGATCACCTGTTCGACGGATAAGCTTGAAAATGTACCTAAAATTGAAAGAGATGTGTCTCTTCCGCCACCTGTGGACATCCCCGAATTTGAGGATGTACAGAGATGGGATGCGTTTGTATCCATATTTCTGATAGTATTGGCGGGTGTCGTGATGTTGATGATGACCAAGAAGCAATCTTAGCGGGTGACCGCGTAGAGTGGTTGCGCAGGCTTTTGGACGCGAGTCGACACACGGGAGACACCAAGGTACACCACGATGGACAACAACGTGGTGAAAAGAGCAGTGAGCGTGTAGTTCATGCCACCGTTCTTGTTGACCTTAACGACTTGGTTGACCAACCAACGGACGAGGTCCATCCACGACAACGCCGCGGCGAAAGAGAAGCCAGCCACGACGGCGTTCAAGGACTGAGATTCGAGTTCTTGGCTGATGAGCGTAACAGTTTCAGCGGCGGTAGACATTTTATATATTACTCATAGAAAAAATTATTCCGGAAGTAAATCTTCTACGACAAGAATTTTCTTGTACTCTTTCTTCTGGTATCCCTTCATGTCATCCCGCTCATAATCGGAATCGGAATCAGAATCAGAATCAGAATCGGATCCATCATCTACTTTGAACTCCTTATACTCTGATTCAGTCCATCCTTCTGGAGTATCATCATTGTCCATTACTATCAATAGCATTTTTTAAAAGTTCTTCTGTCGGGTTCGTGGGTACCCATGAATCCCAAGTATCAAAAGCTTCGTTTATTTTATTCATACCCGGATCTTCACCTTTATATCTCGTGAACTCTATGTCAGATTCATCTATGACTTCGATGTCGCTTGCATCATCGTCGTCATCGTACAAATCCGGGAAATATGAACCCATTCTCTGTCCAACTTCATATCTCGCACAATATTTCATCGAGTATTCCAAATCTTTCACGAGAACTGCAGTTCTTCCACATGCTTTTGAATATTCGCATGCGAGAATCATACCTTTTTCAAGTACAGGTGTGATGATATTAAACATCGCCTGTGTGTACTGGTCAATTTGTGCGTTTGTATCGCCCGTGAGATCAAAACCTGTTTTCATTATGTATCAAATAATAACTTTACGGTTCCGTTCTCCAAACGGAGTATGTTATAACTTTGTGCATAAACTCTAAGTTCTTTGTCAAAGTTCGTTGCGTAATTAAACAACCCAACTTTGATATTTTGATTCTTTATGGGTGAAAAATTGAGTTGTCCTGTGGGATACCAACGTTCTGGTTCGAGTGCAAAACTATACATATAAAAGCGTCTGTATACAGGTGTTCTTGAGTGATGTTTACCGGGTTGTATAGATCTGAGATGTATCATGTTACCCGTGACGTGATCGAGTATCTCACTACCATCGAGTGTTATTTCGAGATACTTAAGTTGCTCTGAGTTTGTGAATGTAGAAGCGTCGCCCGTTATATTTGTATTTGACGAATATTCAAGTGGCGTCGCAAAATCATTTATAATATTCGTACGATTTTCATACTTGTCTTTGACGACAAAGAATAATTCTTTAACTGAATTTTTGAAATCCGTGCGCACCTCGAATTCGTCAGCTTTTAGTAAATCGTTATATTTAGCATCTGCGCTATTGAGTGTAAATCTATTTAATTGTGTCTGCGTGATGATATAATCAATGCGCCCCAATTTAGGCTTATTTTCGAGTAATATCATCTCCAAATTAAGTTTGGCGCTTTTTATGAGACCAGTTGGATTTTCACCTATGTAATACGACTCACTTATAAGGTCTGACGTGTCATTCACAGCGAATATGCATTCCTCGGCCTTTCGTAATTTAATCACGATTTCTATTTCCTGTTTTGTGATCGCATACAATGGTATAGCGAGCTCTGGGTATTCGTGAAAGTAAAAAGGGATATTTACAATATACGAAGCATCCGATTTAGACTTTGTGACGAGTTCATCTCGGATTACTTTGTATCTGTCATCGGCGACAGAAAAAATCTGATATGGTTTACCTATAAGTTTTGTAAGACACGTCTGTTTAGATTGTGTGACAAACAATTCAGAATGTATGGCTAACATATCAGTCGTAATCCTTTGTATGAGGGTTCCTCCTATGTATAAATCTGCGTATTCTATCATGGATTGAGCTATCGTTTCACAATATGTAATATGATCGTACCCACTCACTAAATTTTGATCGATTCCACCGAGTGTGAGTTTTAAACTCACACCCTTGAGAAGGTCGCCTTGATTTTGTGGTATAGTACATCGGATTTCTTCATCAAATTCAACACGACCCTCTAAATCTAAATCTGTATAAAACCTTGAAAAATTACCATGCTTTTTGAAATTTTTTATGAAATATGTGTACTCTGGGTCATCCGTGAACAATCTGTCCTGTGGACCGGTCGCACCCAATTGGACTCTACCAGCCATTACTATTATTACACCCTAAAATTTTAAACCGGCAATACCTCCATTTATACGTAAAACATTGTAGTTTGATGCGTACACGCGAAGTGTGTGTGCACTCGATATACTTGGTTCATCAAGTTCAACCTCGAGAAGTTTGTGTATCACGCGACTCATATTTACTTGACCCGTGGGGTAGTACACTTCTGGTTTGAGTGAGAAACTGTATATACCAAACTCATAGTTTTCATCGATAGAGTTTGTGTGGTGTCTTAGTGGCTGTTCCGCGGACAATTCAAGATTATCTGCGTCTATCACCGTGTTATTGTTGAATTTCAAATTTACGTGTTTGATGGGTACATGTGCTTGTGTATCATCATTCGTCGCTATGAAAAATAATTCTTTGACGGGGTGTTTAAAATTAATCATGACGGCACGCTTGGAAACACCTGGGTCCATGCGTATTTCTGCGACTTGTGTTTGTGTGATGACGTATTCAATGGGGCGAGTCATTATGAATGCCTTTTCTGTATCCGTGAGATACACGTAATTTACGAATAAACTTGCATTCCGAAGTTCTACGCCACACGCAATGGATGTGGGACTATACGTTGATGAACTGATATCATATTCCACCGTGAGGTCATCGACAGGTCTAAACTTTAGTTTTATTTCCACTTCCTGTACGGTGAGGCCACACGTAGGTATGGCTAAACTGGGATGTCTATTGAAGTAAAATGGCAACTGTATTTTATATTTTTGGAAATCCGTGTACTGTGAGTAGGTGGCGTCGTTAATAATAGGGTAACTGTTATGTAGCGTTGTGGCGACGAGAGTAAAGTCTGCGTCGTTTTGTGTGTAGTACAGTTGATTGTACATGTATATGTACTCACCTGTAATGCGTTGAATCGTCTGTCCACCGATGAGTAGGTCAGCGTATTTAATCATTTTCGTCGGTGTGGACGTATTCCAACGAATTTGTTTGACTTTTAGGATTATATACTTTGTTGGGTCACTCACGGATGTTATTCTAACGTTGTCGTAGGTGCCTATGATATTGATCTCTATATTCAAAGTAATTCTATAATTTCCACCCCCCAAGTTCTCTTTCGTGTAATCTTTTACACTCACACCAGATATGGTAAAATCTTCCGTACTGTTAAACACGTATTCTATTCCTTGATATACGGGGAGTTCACTCGTCTCCACGGTGTCGACGTATAAGGTAAAATCTGTGATTCCGGTCGCAATGACGTATGTATCACCCTGACCAGACGTGGGTGTGGGTGGTGGTAAATCAACGTTAAGTGTCAAATCTCGAATCATGTCACCCGCTGTGTTGGGTACACGAGTGGAAATTTCATTACCATACTCCTTAAAACGTTCTATCGGAATTTCAACTTGTTCAAAAGCAAACTTTGTGTGTCTTCTAAATCTGGAAAGAAAGTGTGAATACTGTGGTTCTTCGGTGATCCACCTGTCCTGGATTCCAGTGGCTGCGAGTAACAGACGACCCGACATTCCTACTATTTGTGAGTAAAATTTTGCGAAATAAAACGATACGCTAATTTAGAATGAACATTCAGTTGCGAAAATTCAATCCATTAAAAATGGAAGATGACCGAATATGCGTCTTCATTGGAAAGCGTAACACAGGTAAATCAACGCTCGTCAAAGACATCATGTACTATAAGAAACATATACCAGCGGGCATCGTTTTATCTGGCACCGAAGAAGGTAACCATTTTTATGGAAATTTTATACCAGATGTGTGCGTCTATGGTGATTACGACGGAGAAGCGGTAGATCGTGTTTTATCCAGGCAAAGAAAGCTCGTGGGTACCAGGGGAAAGAACAAATCAAATGGTGCATTCATGTTACTTGACGATTGTATGTACGATTCAAAATTTTTGAAAGAAACGAGAATTCGTCAATGTTTTATGAACGGTCGACACTTTAACATATTCTTTATGCTGACGATGCAATACGTCATGGATCTCCCTCCCGCACTTCGAGCAAATGTAGATTATGTGTTTATACTCAGGGAAAACATCATACAAAATAGGGAAAAACTATATAAGTCATTCTTTGGTATTTTCCCATCATTCGATATGTTTTGTAAAGTCATGGACCAATGTACCGAGAATTATGAGTGTCTTGTCTTGGATAACACGGTTAAATCAAACAAAATAACCGATTGTGTGTTTTGGTACAAGGCGAAAATCAGGACGGGATTCAGGGTAGGAAGTCCGCAACTTTGGAGCATGCACAAGAAAACATACAACCCAAAATATTTGGAACAGCAGGAGGCTGATGCGAAGAAGGCGACAAAGAAAACACATCTCACGATTACCAAACGAAAATAACGAATGCGTCACTCACCAATTTCAAAAACATAGCTCTACATTAAATGTCGACCGACGTTCGAACTTTGAATCTCTCTGAAAATGATGATGGAATGGTTCCATTGACGACATCATTTGTGCAGAATAATCAACCCGAAAAAAATGTGAGTCAAAATAAAGAAATGACCATGGATTCCACACCAATTAATGATATCATGGGCCAACCAGAAATGCCACTCGAACCACCTATGATGGAATCGGACCCACGTGTTCAACAACAGCAGATGGTCATGCAACAGCCAGTTGTCATGCAACCACAACAGCAGCAGCAGCAGCAAGTTGCTATGCAAACCAAGAACCCTTTCAACCTTACTGATGAGCAGATGCAAGCCGTCGTCGTCGCGGCGTGTACTGCGGCTGCCATTAGTAAGCCTGTACAGGAAAAACTCGCCAACTACGTGCCCCAATTCTTGAACGAACAGGGACACCGAAGCATGGTCGGCCTCGCGGCGACCGGTGCCGTGGCGGCGGGTATTTTCTACGTCCTTAAGAGATACGCGTAATTAGTAATAATGCGTGTACATTGCACCACCAAATTGAATATTTGCGATGAATAGCCCAACTATGAATGTGGGTATTAAAAGACCGAGTGTAGTCCCCGTGCTTTCAATACTCTCCCCGAATTCCGTGATACTCGTTTTGAGTTTTTCGTTTTGAAGATACGCGATGAAAAGCAAGAATGTCACCACAGACGCAGTGAACATGTATCTGTAATCAACGCCAAACTTCTTGAACATACCCGTACCACGCGCGATCATGTTAATAAACAGTGGGGTCGCGACTGTGAGTAGAAGAGAATTCACCCACTTGCGTGTTTCAGGCTTCGCATTACCGGTCAGAAGTGGTACATACAAAGTAATAAGTGTCAATGACCAGAGTAATATCAAATTGCCTATCTCAGATTTCATTTATGATAAACACAGATTATTTATCCTGAATGTGCTTACCACAAAACTTGGTTCGTTCTGGTATCTCTTGGTAAATGCCTATGGCTATACACATGGCTTTGATCTTATCATAATTTTCCCAAAATTTCGTGCTATGTGCATATTCGTCGACGGTGGAGTGTGCGAGTTCGTGTATTAACACATGCATGATTTCATTTGGTTCGCCGTCTATGCATATACCTATTTCACGCCCCTTGTTTACGTTATACCCAACACTTCCAGCCTGGGCGCGGTGATGTGCCGTGATAGGGATTTCGGTGCACAGTTCTCTAAACTCACCATTTCCAGTGTCACGTATATGGTGTCGTAGCATTTGATATCTTTCGCGAACGACACGCAAATTTTCGGGTTGTTTTGTGTTTAAAAATATGTATAAATTTACAATGATGAGAAGGAGTGCGAGTATCATCTCTTATATACGAAGATAAATTTCGAGTAGAGTTCGGAAACTGGATTTCCGCGGAGTGGTTCCCATGTCTCGAGTCTAAAACCTATTTTTTCTAAACGTGTGACGAATAAATCTCTGTGTGCTATCGGTTCGATTTTTGGACCATCGTGATAGTAAGGTGTGTCTTCGAGTTGTACGAACAATTTTTCGCCGAATGCCCCATGACTCGTACCTTTCATCAAGAAAAATGTGTCCTTTCCGTAATTTAATGGTGTTTTGAATATCACTTGCTGAGAATCTGGTACAATTCCAAACAGTCTTCCTCCAGGTTTCATTCGCCGCGCAATTTCTTTCGTTGTCTGTTTGAATAATTCTTCGCTTTGGAAAATGTAGTGAATCGAAAAATTATAACACACGGCGTCATATTTTCTATTTGGTGCACTCGTGATGTCACCGAGGTAAAAATTAATGCGCATTTTATACACTTTAGAAGCCCGAGAACGAGCTTCCTCGAGTGCATCTTTGAGTGGTTCACATGCACTCAAGTTTACCCCACACTGTTTGAACTTACCTATGTCTCCCCCGAAACCACATCCTACGTCTAACACGGCGTCGCCTTCTCGACACACACGTATTATGAGTTCCCTCTTTTCTTGGTTATGATACTTTCGTATCTCTTCCATCACTTAAAAGTTTAGACCTTACTATAAGTATGAAACCTTTCCTTAAGTGGGTTGGTGGAAAAACGCAATTACTCGAGCCCGTCTTAGGTAGTTTTCCAAAAGAAATAAACGATTATCACGAAATATTTGTGGGTGGTGGGAGTGTGTTGTTTGCTGTGCTAGACAGATGTCATGTACGGGGTAAGATACATGCATACGACCTCAATGAGACACTCATAAACGTATACAAAGATGTACAATCTCGACCAAAAGAATTGTACACGGAAGTCACGAAACTATTTAATGTGTATGATGGATTAACCGGTACGAATATCAATCGAAAACCATCGAATGAAGATGAAGCGACGTCATCCAAGGAAAGTTACTACTATTGGGTCAGACACATGTACAATTCAAACGTGGGCGACCGGTCGGCTATGTTCATATTTCTGAATAAAACCTGTTTTAGGGGTGTGTTCAGAGAAGGTCCAAATGGGTTCAATGTACCATATGGACATTATAAAAGTACACCGCAGTTCGTCACACTCGACGAATTTGAAAAAATATCGAAGAGTATACAACGTGTCGAGTTCGTACACTGTGACTTTAGGGATGCAATCGCTCGTGTCAAGCCCAGTGACTTCATGTATCTCGATCCACCGTATGCACCGGAAACAAAAACATCTTTCGTGGGATACACAAAAGATGGATTCGGAATGAAGGACCACGAGGAATTATTT